ACGATTACCCTCGCGAACTTTGGAAAAGACTTCGAAAGATGTCTTGACCAAGGTTTCGTGGATCCCAGTGCATTCGAAGGTTTTAATCGAGTGCAAGGTCTCCCCCGATTTCTCGGAGGTTTCCTGGATCAGGTCTTTGACCGTTGTTCTGGTGTGTTGCTCGATGATCCAAACGTCGACGCAATCAAAGAGATACGTCAGCTAACGCTGATGTACTCTAAGATCCAACTCCCGTGCAGCGATGCGCGTGAGAAGGCGGCGTACCGTGGATACATCGAGAGTGAGCAGGATATCGGCGTTAAACACAGCGGTTATTCCGTGAGAAATCTCACAGAGTTCCGCCGTGTGGCTAACGCGCTTTATGGTCCGATGTGGACTGCTCTTGATCGCGAGATCGAGAGCAATCCGCCCGTTCCAAAGCATGGTCCAGGTGCGACTGCTGATAGATTGCGTGGAAACGCAAAATATCGACAGCGTACATGGCCCAGGCGGTTGGAGACACAATTCCCTATGGAAATGTACCTCCTCCCAACTCCCGACAACGTCGACGAGTTGGCCGTCATCGATATCCTCGAGCCCGAAGCGGAATTGCCCGTCAGGGTAATCTCCGTTCCTAAAACGCTCAAAACTCCAAGGATCATCGGGATTGAGCCGACCGCTATGCAATATGCACAGCAGTCCCTCTTGCCCGTAATCCTTGAAGGAATCAAGGACTTCCATCTTGGTTCCTTTCTCGGTTTTGACGACCAAACTCCTAACCAGGAGATGGCACGTCGAGGGTCTCTTAACGGAGACCTGGCCACACTCGATTTGAGTGAAGCCTCCGATAGAGTTTCGAATCAGCTAGTACTCGAGATGACAAGTTCGTCTGGCCGAATGCGAAAGGCCATTCAAGCTTGCCGCTCGAGGAAAGCTGATGTACCTGGTCATGGCGTTGTACGCCTAGCCAAGTTCGCGTCTATGGGCTCAGCACTCACTTTTCCTATGGAGGCGATGGTATTTCTTACCATCATTTTCCATGGGATTGAGCGAGCGCTCAACACCCAGATCGACCCCGCATTGATAAAATCGATGCGTGGTCGAGTGCGTGTCTACGGGGATGATATACTTATCCCTGTAGAATTTGTGCCCTCCGTTATCGATTCGCTCGAGCTCTTTGGAGCAAAAGTGAACCGACACAAGTCCTTCTGGAACGGTAAGTTCCGGGAGTCTTGTGGGAAGGAGTACTATGATGGATCGGATGTTAGTATTGTCCGCATCCGTCAGGTACTCCCAACTAACAGGAGGCACGTCGAGGGTGTTATTGCCACAGTTGCCCTTCGTAACCTTCTCTATTGGGAAGGTTACTGGACAACTTGCCAGTGGCTCGATGAGAAGATCCGGGGAATACTAAAGTATTTTCCGGTAGTCGACTCATCGTCACCCTTGCTTGGGCGAGAGAGCGCATTGCCTGGAGCAAGAAAGTTCCAGAA